GGCAGGCCGTGGCACGTGTCTCTGACCGTGTCGTCGGCGAAGAGAGTCAAGGACTCGGTGTTGGTGGTGCTTCCGCCGAAGTCGGCCGACGAGCCGGCCCCGACCGAGGCCGTTCCTTTCGACCTGATCGACGCCGGCGAGATCGCCAGGACGTTTCAGGTTTTGCGGTCCAACTTCTCCGCCCTCGGCGAGACGCTGTACGCGATCCTGCTGCCGCAGGTCATTCAAAAGGGGCTGACTCAAGACCAGTTCCTTGACGGGCTGAAGGGCGAGTCGCTCGAGCAAGGAGGGCTAGCAGTCGAGGAAGAGCTAATCGGTTTTTTCCCCCCGCGCCTCCGCGGCGTGGTGACCTCGCTGGCGGCTCGGATGACGGAGCTGGCCGACGAGGTGACCAAGCAGGCGGAGGCGGCGCTTCAGACTCCTGGGCCGTCGTCTGGGAGTGCTGCGGCATCACCGGACTCGACCCCGACAACCGCACCCTCCGAGAGTTGATGGCGGCCCGAGATGCTCGGCTTGAATCCGACTGGTGGCACACGGCGCAGCAGCTCGCTCAGTTCTACAACGCGAATCGGGGCCAAGGTAAGCCGGCGGTCGAGGCCGCGAAGTTCAACCCGTTTACAAAGTCGAAGCCGACACCGAAAAGAGAAGCGACCCAAGCCGACCTCCAAGAACTGTTCGGCCCCGCAGGAGGATGACAGATGTCAGCATCAGCAGTCCGCGGCGGTCAGGTCTATATCGAGATCGGTGCTGATTCGTCCAGGGCGATCGCGGCTCTCGGCAGAATCAACGCCGTGGTCGGCAAAATGGGCGGCGGATTGGCAAAGCTCGGCACGTCGTTCATGGCGGCGGGCACTGCGATCGTGGCACCGATCATGGCCGCCGGCATGGCGTTTTCCAGCCAGAACGAAGAAGTTCTTCGGGCTCAGAAGTCGTTGATGTCGCTCGGCGAGTCGGTCGGACAGGCAGTTGCCCCGGCGATAGTCGGAGTGGCAAACGCAATTGCCGGCATGGCCGAATCAGCGGCCCGGTTCGTCCGCGAGAACGAAGAGCTCGTCCGCCAGGTGCTAGCGGTCGGCGGGGCGCTCGTCGGCGTCGGGGCTTTGATGTTTGGGTTCGGGAAGACGATGTCCGTCGTGTCGTTCACGATTGCAAACTTCTCCAAGCCTTTGATGGCGGTGATGTCGATCGTCATGGCACTGGCTGGGCCGGCACTGGCCGTGGCCGCGGCACTTGGCGGAATCGCCTTCGCTGCAAATGCCGCAGGAGTCGATCTCGGAAAGCTCGTGCAGTCGGCCGGTGCCCTCGGAGGCGTCTTTGCCGGCCCGATCAACGACGCGAAGGCGCTGCTCGCCGACCTCGGCGAGACAACGTCAACGACGATCACCGGCATCTACAACTCGATCGCGGCCGGGGACATCGCCGGGGCGATCGACATCCTATGGTCGGGCGTAAACGCGGCGTGGCTTCGCGGTCAGGCGGCGATCATGGGGGTGATCGATCCGTGGGTGAGTCTGATCCAGAACACCTTCGACGTGCTCGGCACGTACGTCGTGAGCGGGCTTGACCTGCTGTCCACCGATGCCGGGAACGCTGTCCGCAAAGTCTCGTCCGTGGTGATGGGCATCTTCGACGAGCTGGCGAACGGCGTGATGGCGACGTTCGACATGATGATCGGCAACATCCAGAAGGCATGGATTCGGATCACCGGGTTCCTGCAAGGCGCGACCGACACGCAAAGCAAGCTCGATGCCATCGACAAGGAAAACCAGTCGAGGGCCGATCAGCGTGGCAAGGATCGCCCCGGCCTTGCCGCCCGCATGAATGAGGCGATCGGCACCAACGCCACTGAGTCGCAGGCGGCGAGCGATCGCCAGTCCGCGGCGATGTCGGACCTCGATAAGCGGATGATGGGCCGCGAGGACGCGAACCGCCAGCGTGCCGCCGACCGCATGGCCGCCGTCGATCAGGCCAAGACGGCTCTCGACCAGAAGGTCGCCCAGACTTCCGCCCCGGCGTCGATCTCCGGCGGGTCAGCTCCAAAGATGAGCACCAGCGTGGCCGGCACCTTCTCGGCGACCGCGGTCGGGCAGATGGGCGGCGGCAACGTGCAGAAGCAGCAGCTCGACGCGCTGCTCAAGATTCAGGCCGGCATCGACCAAGCGAACCGCGTCGGTGGCATCGTCGCATGAGGTGGTAGATGGCTCTCACATGGATCGAAGACAGCAGCTCGAGGTCGTCAACGATCTTCCGTCTCGGTCGGAAGGACGCGAGCACCCGCACCCGCGTTTTCAACGTCTTCGGCACCACCAACGAAGACGTGCTCCATGCCTCTGCCAACCAAGCGATCTCGACCCAATACCCGTACTGGCAGTATCCAGGCCAGCCGACCGTCAAGCTGCGGGCGGAGTCCTACGCGGTCGAGTACCAGGGCGACGACTCGTGGAAAGTGACGATCAACTACGAGAAGATCGGGGCGGACGACGCAACGCAGGCGGCACCACTCAAGCGGGCACGCTCTTTCGACACGTCGGGCGGCACGAAGCACGTCACCGAGTCGGTGACCGGGGCCGACAAGGCAGCGTATGCCGCCGGAGGCACGACGCCGACTTCGATGGGCGGGGCGATCGGCGTCGATGACAACGGAGTAAACGGTGTCGATGTCGTAGATCCGGCTCTTCAGTGGCAGGAGTCCTACGACGTTCCATCCAACTACGTCACGTCGGCGTACATCCGCAATCTGGCGATTCTTACCGGCACTGTGAACGAGGCAGCCTTCCGCGGGTTTGCCGCCGGCGAGGTGCTATTCGTCGGTGCGTCCGGCAGCCACGAGTGGGACGACCAGCGGGGGAACGGCCCGTGGTCGCTCTCGTTCAAGTTCGTGGCGTCACCAAATGCCGGAGCGGGGAAGACGCTGCCGGCGTTGACCGTTGACACCATCACCGGGATCGAGAAGGGCGGCCACGACTACCTCTGGATTCAGTTCGCCAAGATCGAGGACTCCGCGAAGGCGCAGATGGCCCGCCGGCCGTTCGCCGTCTACGTGGACAAGGTCTACAAGGACGGCGACTTCTCACTGCTAGGGATCGGAGTCGCATGAGCGAAGGACGAATCCAACCCGGTCCGGTGCGAGGGCAGCTATCCGCCCGTGCGTGGAACCGTGCGCAGGACGCCGCAGACATCGTCCTGGGGCAGCGATCCGACGGCACGGCTGCCGGGCCGTCGGACGGCCCGTCTTCCTACACCCCGATCCTCGCCCGAAACTCAACTACCGGCACCGTAAACCGCTGGGGCGTCCTCTCCGTCGCCGGCGTTGTATTCACGCCCTCGGGTGCGACCGGCAACGCGACGCAGCAGTTTCAGGATCAGCCGGTGTTGAGCGGCGGCCTGCCGACTGGCGGCTCGTCGTTCGTGGTCGCGGTCGAGCCGATCGCGGCCGGGAAGATCGGGCGGGTCGCGGTGGCCGGCGTCGTCCAAGCCAAGATCAACGTCGTCTCGGAGTCCGACACGTTTGCCACGGCGAAGGACGGCGATCTCACGCAGCTCTCTTCGGCGTCGAGCGGGGAAGCCACGATCCTTTGGAAGGAAAGCGGCACCGGGGCGGGGAAGTGGGCCATCGTGCGGTTCGGTGCGGCGGGGGCTTCGATCCGGCTGGGCAAGGTCACGGGAACGTGGTCGAAGGGCTCGACGGCGAGCGTGACGCAGTGGAAGGGCGACGGGTCGGCGGCTGTGTCGGGGCCGAGCGGGCCGGCGAAGTTCATTGCGATCAACCGGGCGCAGACCGTGACGGGACCGACCGGCGGTTACTGGGTCGGATGCGAGAGCATCGACGGTACATGGCACCTTGAATGGGCGGAGTGTGCGTGATGCTGCTCGGAGGAAAAGGCGGCTGCCAGCAATGCACGTGCGTGCCGTGCGACGCATGCACGAGGACGTGCCAAAATCCGTACACCGGGACGGAGTTCAAGCCTGTCTACACGCGGTACTTCGAGGGCGTGGAGGCCGGCTACCCGTCCGACGGCTACCTCTCAGCGTCAGGCAATTCCGACACGTCCGACCCTTACAACGGCATGGACGGGGCCGGGCCGTGGTTCCAGCAGATCACCGGAGGGTTTACGCTCAACAGCACGCAGACTCGGTTCCCGTGTCGCGTCACGATCTCGTTTTGGCGGAACCAATACGGGGTCGGTGTGCAATCGATTCCGCCGCCGTCCACGGCGCTGACATTTGAAGGCGTGTTCGTGGAGGTTAGCAGCGGGGCTGTAATTGTTGGCGACCGTGTGATCGTGCCGGCCGACGGCGAAGTGCAGATCACAGGCGTTTCTATTCCTCTCGTCTCCGGTGGCGGTGACCAGAGCAGCAACGACCCGCGGCGGTACGAGGGCGGTATTTCAATCGTTCCGCAGTGCGAGTCTGCGTCTTTCTCAATCCGAGCCACGATCAACTGGAATACGCAAAGGCGGCAGCACGTTCTGTACGGCATCGTGCGGGAGTGTTATGAGGAAGAGAATCCTTGCGTGGATGAGTGTAGCGGATCTGGCACCCCAGACGTTGTGTATGTCACGATCAGCAACTATACAGGTCCGACGCCAGACGGAACAACTCTTAACGGCACTCACGTCCTCGACCGAATACCGAATAACTGCTATTGGTGGGACGGGCCGAATCCAGATGAATGTCTAGGAACGCCGGACAACTTACCGTGGAACTATTTGTACCCGAACGAGTTTGCAATACGGACTGGTCGATTATTCAGTGGCGCGTGTTACGGTGTCGGATTTAATGTATTCACACAGGTGTCGTGGGATTTATGTTTGACAGGAGTAATCGCCACCGGAACAAACGGAACTACGAAGATCGCAACTTTTGGAAGCGGTACGAGTATTCCTATGACAGGAAGTCCATTTACGAACTCCTTTGACTGGAAGATTGAAACGTGACCCGCTGCGACCTCTCCTCCGCCGACGCGACCTGCCCCCGCTGCGGCTTCGTCAGCAAGTACCGCAACGCGATCCGCCAATGCCGCAGGCCGCTGCCGACGACCTGCGGCCCCGGCTGCCAACTCCGCCGGTCGCTGGCATGGTGGGGAATCCGCGACGACGGCAAATGCGGCTGCGATTCCTTCGCCGCCCAGATGGACGGTTGGGGGCCAGACGAATGCTGGCGGCGGATCGAGGACATCGTCTCGCACCTTCGGGAAGCCGCCGAGAAGAAGGGATTGCCGTTCATCGCCACAGCGGCCCGGATCATGGTCGGCCGCGCTATCGAAGCGGCCAGGGCTGAAGCCACACCCCCGCCGGGGTGACCGTCCCCACCGTCACGATTGACCGCGGAGGCGAGCATGGCGAAGCGCACGGCCACGGTCCACATCGGCCAGAAGAAGTGGCGAATCCGCGTCTGCAAGGTGCCCGCCGACCGGCTCGGCGACTGCAACGACGAGACGGGGACCATCCGCGTCAGCGAGAAGCTCGTGGGCGTGGACTTCGTCGAAGTCTTGCTACACGAGTTGATTCACGCTCGGTGGTGGTGTCTCGACGAGGGCGAGGTGACGGAGTTCGCGGAAGAGGCGTCGGCCGTTCTTGAGGCGTTCGGGGTGACCCGCGAGGAGGACGAGGATGGCTAGACGCCGCACCTATGACGGTGACGAGATCACGCCGATCGTCCGCCGGATCGTCGAGGCCCACCCGGACGCACCGGCGAGGACGCTCGCCCGGCGGATCGTTGAAGAGTGCAACGGGGCACTGACGCTCGAGCAGGCCCGCACTCGGGTGCGACTCGCTCTCGGGCTCACCGGCGATGCGAGGCGGAAGCAGTCGAAGACGAAGCACCTGCACCGCGACCCGCGGCCGGCAGGCCAGCGGCTTGCCATGCCGCCCTCGCAGGCCGAGCCCTGGCTGCCGTTCGATCTCGGGATTGTCGGCAAGGTCGGCATCCTCTCCGACATCCACGTGCCGTACCACGACGAGACAGCCCTGCGGGCCGCGGTCGATCACCTCCAGGGCGAGAAGATCGACGCCCTGTTGCTCAATGGCGACTGGGCCGACTTCTACTCGATCTCACGGCACGAGAAGAATCCGAAGCTGCGGAACTTCCGCAACGAGCTGGCGGCTGGCCGCGATCTGTTGAAGTGGCTTCGTCAGGAGTTCGACGGAATCCGCATTGTGGCGAAGCTCGGAAACCACGAAGAGCGTTGGGAAAAGTGGCTGTGGGAACACGCCCCAGAGATTTCCGACGATCCCATTATGGGCATCGACAATTGGTACGGATTCCACAACCTCGGCATCGAGCTGGTGGCCGACAAGCGGATCATTCTCTGTGGTGCGTTGCCGGTGCTGCACGGCCACGAAAAAGGCAACGGGATCAGCTCGCCGGTGAATCAAGCCCGCGGCGCGTTCATGCGTCTTCATCACACCGTCCTCGAGGGCCACGGGCACCGCACCTCGACACACTCCGAGCCCGACATGATGGGAAGCGAAACGGTGTGCTTCTCGACGGGCTGTCTCTGCGACATGCGGCCGGCTTACGCTCGCCTGAACAAGTGGAATCACGGCGCAGCGGTCGTGGCGGTCCACGCCGACCGCAGTTTCGACGTTGAAAACTTCCGCATCCAAGCCGGCCGGGTGAGGCAATCGTGACAGACGCCGACATCGTTACTATCGACCAACGCATCCAGAGGGCCGGTGCCTCCAACTGTTGGACGGTCACACTCGGCTCTCTCGCCGGCGATGCTCGGCGGCTGGTGCGGCACATTCAGGAGACGCGGAAGATGGCAGACAGTTACCCCGTCGATCACATCCTTCGCGGCGAGCGGGAGTTAAAGCATTTTCCCGGCGACGAGATCGAGCCGGAGGCGACGTTAATCGAGGAGGAAGAAACACCGGCGTGGGTGGCACCGGTGGCCGAGAAGATTGTCGAATACTTGCACGAGCCCGGCCCGCCGGTGGCCGTGCAGCTCCTCGACACGGCACGGGCCGCGGTGCTCGATCGGCACCGGGTGTACGGTCCGCCCCAGGAGCATTTCCAAAGGACGGTGGGCATGGTCAACAGCCTGTTCGCCTCAGTGTTTAAACGTCCGCTGACCACGTCCGATTGGGCTCGGATCATGCTCTTGGACAAGCTGGCCCGCGACCTCGGACCGCGGCCCCACCCCGACAACGCCGTTGACCTCGCCGGCTACGCGGCGTGTCTCGCCGAGTGCAATGCGTCCGCACCCCCTGCGGACGGCACCACGTGACACGTAGCGTGGGGGGAGGTGGCACATGATCGTACGGCCGACTCACTGGCGGACCGGACCCAACGGCCGGGAAGCGGTGGCATCCGCCGGGGACTTCGTGTCGCTCGAGCGACTGCTGACAGCGGGCGAGAGGTCAGGCCGCATTACTTCCCGACCGGAACGAACGGACCGCGAGATCGAGGTGATCGCCTACCGGCTCGGCTGGACGGTGGCCGAAGTCCGGCGAGCGATTGCACGGGGACGCACGGAGATTCTCGATGCCTGACTCTCTCGACGGAATCGTATCCACCACGACGAGCCTGACGCAGACGCAGACGGGCACCGTCGGCAGCTCGACGCGGGCCGTCTCCGTGTCGTCGGCCATGCCGCTGAACAGCGTGTCCGGGCCGATCGCCGACCAGCTTTGGGTGTCGAACCGCTCGCTAGCAGTCGGGGCGTCCGAGACGCTCGATCTGCTCTCGCTTGCCGACACCATCCAGGGGGCGACCGGCATCCAGACCATGCGGCAGGTTCGCCTCGTGCGAATCGCCAACAGCGAGACGGTCACCGGGCCGCGGATCGTCGTCGGCCCGTCGGGCACGAACGGCTGGGGCCGCGTCGCCGGCGAAGTGGGGCCGGGCGGCGAGCTGCTCGCCGTTCAGCAGACGCACGCCTGGGGCGTCACCGCGACCGAGCGGGGCGTGACGATCCGCGCCACCGGGCCGACCGGCTCCGTCGCCTACTCGATCGTGATCGCCGGCACCGCCACCACTGGCCCAGCGGGGTACTGACATGACACCCGATCAGCTTCAATCCGCCGTCCTCGCTCTGATCGCCGGGGCGCGGCTCAAGTCCGCCGGCGGGCTCACCGTCTCGGAGTTCGGCTCGCTGACCGTCGAGGTGATCCGCCTGGCGGTGGCCGGGCTCGACACGATCTCGACGCTCGACGGTGCCGCAAAAAAGTCGTGGGCGCTGTCGTGCGTCGGGACGCTGTTCGACGCGGTCGCCGATAGCTGCGTGCCGTTCGTCGCCCGGCCGATCTGGTGGGTGATCCGTCCGGCCGTTCGCACGCTTGTTCTGTCGGCCGCCGGCGGGGCGCTGGAGCAGATCCTCGCCCTGACCCGCGCCGCCGCCCCGGAGCCCGTCGCATGATCTGGGACGTGAATCAGTCCGAGCCGTGGACGGCCGCAAAGGTCTACGACGCCAACGGCGAGGAGATCACCTACGTCGTGTGGATGGACACCGACACCGGCGAGGTGGTGCAGCTCCGGCACGACGGGCAGTCGTTGGTCTTCTACCCCGACAGCCTGGACATCGTGAAGGACCGCAAGACCTACTCGGCACCGCTCCGCGTCGTGCCGATCACGGAGCCGACCGCATGACGACCGCCCTTGTCCTCGCCGCCGCCGCGGTGGCCTACCTTCTCTGGACCCGCCCAGCGGTCGCGCCCGCGCTGCCGCAACTGCCGCCACTCTCGCCCATCATCCCGCCCGGCATCATGCCGTTGGGGATGCCAGGGGCAGCGGCAGGAGGCGGCGGCCCGCACCCGCTCACGCTCCTGGCGATCCTCGCCGCCGGGGCCATGATTGCGTTCTCGATTCGAGAATCTGGAACGCCCGCCCCCGCCCCCGGCCCTGTGCCGGTGGTCGGGCTCGATCTCCGAGGCCGATTCGTGGGGCCGGATGCCGCCGCCGACGCCGCGACGACTGCCGCCCTGCTCGACGAGCTTGCCGGTCAGATCGAGTGGGACGGCTCGCAGGCCGAGCCGCGCCTTCGCACCGGGGCCGCGTTCGATGATCTCCGACGCGCCGCCCGCGAGCTGCGGACGCGGGGCGTCTCGCTCGGGGCTCGGCAGCCAGCCGTCCGGGATGCCATCAAAACCTTCCTCGACTCCGAGGCCGGCACTGAGGGCGGGCCGGTCGATGCCGCCGCGCGGGCGAAGTGGGTGAAGGCGTACCGGGCAGTGTCGCAGGCCGCGGCGGAGGCGACACGATGACCGCCCGTCAACGCACAGTCTGGACATGGTCGGCCGTCGGCTTCGTGATCTTCGCCGCCATCGTCGGCGCGCTCGTCGAGCGGGCCACGCACCGGATCGCCGCCGGCGTGGAAAGCCGGTTCGGCTACACGCCGAATCCGGAAGGCGTCCGCGAGTTCCTTGCCGAACTGGATCAGCCTGAGTTCAAGGGCGCGGCTCCTGACGTGTTGCGAAACGCCAAAAACCGCGACACGTTCCTCTACCGCCACGCAGACCGAGCACACCGCGCCGTCTACGGGCGGCCGTTTGAGGTGTGGAATCAAGGCAACCACGGCTCCTGCGTTTCGTTCGGGTGGGCTATGGGATCGTTTGTCGGGCAGGCCGTGGACTGGACCGAGGGCGAGTTGCCCGATCCTCCGAAGCTCGTCGCCACCGAGCCGATCTACGGCGGCAGCCGGACGGCCGGCAGGCTCCCGCCCATCACGTTCGCCGGCTACTCCGATGGCTCCTACGGGGCCGCTGCGGCCCGCTGGGTGGTCGGCACGAAGGCCGGCGTCGGCGGCATCCTCTACCGTCAGAAGTACGGCAGCGTCGATCTCACGACGTACGACATCCAGACATCCCGCGAGTGGGGAGCGAACGGCGTCCCCGCCGCCCTCGCCAAGCAGGCCACGGAACACACCGCCCAGGGCGTTGCCCTCTGCGACTCGTGGGATTCACTCGCGGCCGCCATTGAGAACGGCATGCCGGTGCCGATCTGCTCCAACGTCGGCTTTGCCACGACCAACGTCAGGGACGCCGACGGATTCCTTCCTCGAGGTGGAAACTGGTCCCACTGCATGGTCGTGATCGGCATCCGCTACAAGGCCAACGGCAGCCCGCGAGACGGTGCCCTCATCTGCAATTCTTGGGGCCAGTCGTGGGTGCGTGGAGGCCGTTTTCCAGACGACATGCCGGAGGGCTGCTTCTGGGCTGACCGCAAGGACATCGAAGCCATCCTCGCCCAGGGCGATTCGTTCGTCATCGCCGGCGTCAACGGCTGGAAGGCCCGCGACCTCGACAACGGCGCTTGGCTCGAGCCCGCCGCCGCCCGCCCGCAACCCGCCCGCGTGATCGCTGACACGTTCTCCCTCGCCCCGTGAGGCCGCCATGCTGATCGACCGCCGCACCGTCGCCGTTGTCCTCGTCTGCCTTGCCGTCGGCTGGTGGCTCGGCTCCTCGCCGTCGAGCCCCATCAACCCGACGCCGCAGCGGCCGGTGTTGCAGGCCGTCGGCCGGCTGGCCCGGATCGCGGCCCGGCTCGGGCTGTGGATGGCGATGGCCGCCGAGCCGCCGCCGCAGGCCGACGGCCGGCAGCTTGTCCACTCGCCGGCGGTGGATGCCGAGGGGCATCGAGTGGTCGATCATGGGGAGGGCTGGTGATGACGTTGTACCGCTCGATCCTCGCCTTCCTCGCCAGCCTCTCCGCCGACCCGCAGGAGATCGACCGCGAACCTCCACGCGCCGCCGCGGCCGTCGCCGCGGCTTACGCCTCCCTCGCCCCGGAGGCGGCACCGACGCCGACGCCGGCACCGGCTCCGGGGAAGTGTGGGTGCGGGGGGAAGTGTGCCGCAGGCGTCTACAGGCCCGACGGCCGGATCGAGATGAAGTGCGAGAGCACGTGCCCGTGCGGGTGCCGCAAAAGCTCCGCCCCCGGCCGCTGACCGCCAATGCCCGCGGGCTGGCGTCGCGCCGGGGGCGGGGTCTTTAACCGGCGTTGTAACTTTCCAAGATCACACCGCGTTGAACGTCCGGAGCTGCCACGCCGATCAGCGTCGCAGCGATGTTTTCCGGCGTTGTCCAGCCGCTGCAAGGAGCCGTCGTGTCGCGGCTTTCGGGGCGGATCGTGATGGCATCGGCCTCGGATTCAGCCGCCACCACCAAAGCGTCGAAGCTCTCGTAGCACCAGTCGTCGTTTCGCGTCAGCAGATACAGGTTCATGCGTCCCTCGCCTTCCTCGGTCGCCCCATGCCTGGCGTTGCCACGATCTTGGCGACATCCCGCCGGTGGACGAACACGGTGCCGTCGATCTCAATGCTCGGGACAGTGCCGTCCTTTACCATCCGGTAGGCCAGGGCTCGGCTCACGCCGGCGAGCGTGGCCGCGGTGGACGGCCGGACGTAGTCGTCGGTGTTGATGCGGGTCATAGGCTTGCGCACACCTTTGCCTTTCCGCCGTTCCGTTTCCGGTCAGCAACGCCCTGCGCGAAACCTTCACGGACGGCCTTGCTGACGATCTTCCGGAGTTCCGTGATCGTGTGATCGTCGTGCTCGGCGACGATTGAACGAATGACGGAATCCAACGGCAGGTAAACCCATGCCGGACTCTCGCCGTCAGCCACCTCCACCATTGAATCCGTGGCGGCTGTCACGCATGGAACGCCGCCTCGGAACGTCGTCATCAACATCAGGTTGTCGTGCTCACGCGACACTGAGCGAAGCATCCTGTCTCGTCTCTTTGCCATCGTCATTTCCTTGGGGTGGTGACCCGCCCGGCGAAGCGCCGGGCGGGTGGGGCTGGTCAGAGTCAATCTAGCTTCGACTCGACTTCTTTCATGCACTTCTTGATGTAGCGGATGCCGTGGCTTGTCAGCCCGCAGGCGTGGCGACGGACACGCTGCATTCCGTACGCTTCCCAAACCAGCCAGACTACGTCTCGGTTGTGGTCGTTGGTTCCGATCTCGACCCGAGCCCGATAAATATCAAGCGTTCCGGCGAAGGCTTGGAGCTTGGCGATCAGGTCGGCTTGCTTAGTGGCGTTCATCGTTTCGTTCCTTGGTGGTGTCGTTCTCGTCTGGTGTCAGTATAGACAGTCGTCCATTGTGGTCAAGTGGGGTGAGGAAAGATTTTTCCGGAGGCGGTTTTCCGCGGGGAAACGTGCTATTCCGCCTCCGGCACGAACTCGGCCTCCTCGCCGAGATCGAGGGCGGGGAGGTAGTCGAGGGCCGACCGCGTCTGCGTGATCGCCGGGGCGAGGTAGTGCGTCCGCGTCATTTCCGTGCTGTGGTGCCCAAGGTGAGCCGTCGCGTCGCCGCCCCCGGCGTGGACGTACGACGCCGAGGACTTGCGGACGGCGTGGAACGGAAGGTAGGCCACGCCGGCAGTCCGGCAGAGGACTCGTAACGACGGGTAGATGCTCGTGGGATTACGGTCCCACGGCCAGACGAGATCGTCGGGGCCGCCGCGATGCTCCTCGAGCTGCCGGCACAGATCGGCCGGCAAGGCGTGGGAGATGTCAGCCCGCCGGCCCTTGCGGGTGTCGGCCTCAAACAGCACGCGACCGGCGACGAGATCGACGTTCCGCCAGCGGAGCTGCATTAACTCGCCGATGCGGGCACCGCAGCACCACTGCGCGTACAAGATCGACGACCACCACCAGGCCGACGGCAGGCCGCCGGTCCGGCCGCGGCGCTTGCGAGCCTGCACGATCAGCCGGGCGATGTCCTGCGACGTGTACGCCCGCGGCGTCCGTGCGACCTTCGGGCGACGCTTCAGTCTCGGCATCTTGCCGACGGTCAAATCCTCTTCGCGCATCCAACGCCAGAGGGCGAGGATCTGCGACCGATCCTTGCTTACGCTGTCGGGCGAGATCGGCTTGCCGGCTCGAGTGTTGGTGGCCCGCCACCGAAGGAACTCGGCAACACGCATGCTGGTCAGATCGTCGGCCGTCGGCTCGTGGCCGAGGTGCTCGGCAAACTTTGCGATCGAGTGCCGGTAGAGCACCTCTGACCGCGCCGACAAATCCTGGATCACCACGTACCGGCTCAGTGCTTCTGTGAGTTTCATTGCAAGGCTCTCCGCTAAACGGCCTCGCCTCCATGCGAATCGGTCGATACGCTTGCGCGTGTCGCCGTGTCCTATGCCGACCGGAGGTTCCTTCGGATTGTACTGGACGCATGGTCAGTAGTAGACGGATGTACAATCCCGCCCTCTCCGTTGGACTATTGGTCGGCAGTGAACAGTACGCAGACGGCGGATCGTCTGCACGGCGGAGGTGCGGCGTGGCGAAGGTGTCTCCCTCGGTCAGCGACTTGGTGCCCGTGTCGCAAGCGGCCGACATCGTCGGCGTTCATCCCCGCACGATTCTGAAGCGGATCGAGGAAGGGAAGCTCGTCGCTCAGCGGATGGGAGCCAGGACGCTCATGGTTCTGCGGTCCTCCGCCGAGGAGTACGCATCGACCGTCAGCAATCGGTCGAAACGCAAGCGAGCCGAGGCAGCCTCCGCTGCCACAAAGAAGCAGCAGCGGCCTACAAAAGGCCGGTAATTCGGCGTTTTTCTCGACGCCGATTTTGTGCTGTTGACAAGGGCGGATAGCGGCCCTTATCCTCCCGCCACGCTTGAGGATTGAAATGTCCGCAGGCGTTTCGGTCTACCAGCAAGGGCGGATAGCGGCCCTTACTGGACACTCTGGCAAGGATGCCGATTTCCCCCGTGGTTTGGTGGGGGTGACCCGTTCTCGATCGTGAGTAGGATCGAAGCATCTAAGTGAACGGGTGTACAGCGTTAGGGGATTCAATGGAAACGCAAGGCGGGAACGGGAGGCTCGATCAAGACCTCGTGGACATCTGCTTCGGCATCGGTCTGAGCGTGAAAACGACGGCATGGGTGGTGCGGGATTCGGTGGATCGGGTGTGGCACGAGTGGTCGGTTCGCACCGGCCTGCCGACGCCACACGACCCGATCAGCAGCGTGATTCAGCAGCGGGCGAAGGAAGTGCAAGCCGGCTGGACGGACGAACAACGGCAGCTCGCTCAGTTTGGCTGCACGGCCAGGCCCAGCAGCAAGACAGTCGAGTACCGGCAGCGTCAGAGACAGGAAGTCCATCAGCGGTGGAAGGCCACCAAAAAGGCGAAGGAACAGGAATGCCGCTCCGGCTTGATCGAAGAGAAGGCCAGTCAATCACCGTCCCCGGTGATCGTCCATCAGATGACGTTGTGGTCGTTGTCCACAGCATCAGAGGCGACCGCGTGCGGCTAGAGGTCGTGGCGAACCACGACCAAGCGATCTACAGGACCGAGCTGTTCAAGCGGCTTGAGCAACAGGAGACGGGACATGGCGAGCGAAACGATGGCAGGTGATCGGGAAGCGGCTGGCGCGATTGCCGGCATGCAGGAGCTCTACGGCCGGCCGCTGCCGGAGCGCGGTCAAGCGATTCGCGGCGAGACGAAGGGCAAGCGGTGGTCGGGCGAGTGCTTTCACGCTGACCAGTTCCGCGTGATCGTCGAGATCGACACCGAGGTGTTCCTCACGGCCTCGCCTTCGGACATCGAGATCGAGTGAAGGACGGGCCGGGGCAAGAGGCAATGCAATGCGATTCGGTTCTCTGTTCTGCGGAATCGGTGGTTTCGATCTCGGCCTTGAGCGAGCTGGGATGCAGTGTGCATGGCAAGTGGAGATCGACCCGTATGCCCAAAAAGTCCTCGCCAAGCACTGGCCCGATGTCAGGAGACACGCCGATGTCCGCACGTTCCCCCCGGAAGAAGGCGACTGGGAAGTCGATGTCATCTGCGGAGGCTTCCCGTGCCAAGACATCAGCTACGCCGGGAAAGGGGCCGGGCTCGCCGGCGCAAGGTCCGGTCTTTGGTATGAGTTCGCTCGGATCATTGGCCAGCTTCGACCCCGATACGTTGTCGTGGAGAACGTCGCAGCGTTGCTTAATCGAGGGATGGGTGAAGTACTCGGGACGCTGGCCTCGCTCGGGTATGACGCGGAATGGCACGTCATCCCAGCTTCGGCCGTTGGTGCGCCGCACCGGCGGGACCGCGTCTGGATCGTCGGCATTCGCTCTGGGGATGGTTGTCAAGCCGTCCCACAGTGTCCCGACGCCGACATCGTCGGACCACATCGAGCGGAAATGCACCTCGTCGGAGGCTCTGAACTACGAGACGAACAAGAGCGTGACGCTGGATCGGTTCGTCCAGCATTTCCCGACGCCGACGGCCGACAAGTGCGTGGCGTCAACGCTGACTCCGGAGATGGCGGACCGATTCCGCAGCAAGGGGCGGAGCGGATCATTCGTGGAAGCGGTTGCGGCCACGATGTGGCCGACACCGACGGCATCGGACCAGAACACCGCGAGCCTTTCGTCGGACAAGAGGGGCCGGAAGAACGGAATGGCACTTGCCGACGCTGCCCGGATGTGGCCGACGCCCGACGCGAGCATGGGGACCGGGGGCCGGGTGTCGAAGGAGCCCCCTGTCGGCAAGCGAAAGAGCGGAGCGAAGAAGTCCATCACGCTGAACGATGCCGTGAAGTGGGAGATGTGGCCGACGCCCCTGTCTCGGGACTGGAAAAGCGGCAAGGCCAGCCAAGCAACGCACGACAAGAACGCTCGCCCTCTGAGCGAGACGGTTGGTGGGCAACTGAACCCAACGTGGGTCGAGTGGCTCATGGGGTTCCCTCTCGGGTGGACCGACTGCGTTGCCTCGGAAACGCCGTAGTCCCGCAGGTGGTGGAGTTGATCGGGCGGGCGATTCTTCAACACGAACAAGCAAACAGGTGAAGGACGGGCCGCGGCAAGACGCCTTCGGCACGGAGCCCGCGGAGCGGGCAGGCAGGGATGACGGCCGCCGGCGGTGGAACCGCCGGCGGATCACGGAGGGCGGCGAATGGCTGGCGAAGGGCTGATCCACACGCAGCGGACGTTCTGGCGATTGCCGGCGCGGACGCCGGCGGCCGGATCACGCAGGCCAGCCGTGAGGCTTTGTGCGGCGAAGAAGCAGCGGAAGCCGGAGACGCGGGGTGCGAAGCGAGTGCGAATCCGCCAGGAGGTGCGGCCGGGGATTGTGGCGTGGTTGCGGAGGCTTCGGCGGGTGCAAGCCCGCCTGACGCACACAGGCAACCTGTACGCCGACCCGCGGCGAGCGGGCGGCAGATCGTTGGCTGGTGACTGCTACGTCGAGGCGGCGTTGGCCGGCGACCCGCGGATTCTCCTCGACACGATCGTGGAGTCGATCTGCGAGCTGCAAGGGGTGGGGAGAGAGATCGAGGTGGTGGTTCAGCCGGCGGCGACGACGGCCCTGCCGGGGACGGCTGAGAAGGTTGAAGAGATGCGACGACGCCAGGAGCGTTTCCAAGCGTTGCACTGTGACTGGGATGCAAAGAGGAGTTAGCGGAGATGGCACTGAACATTCAGCGGGGACGCCGGCACACGCCGGTCAGGGCGGTGATCTATGGGACGGAAGGCATCGGGAAATCGACGCTGGCAGCGGCGTTCCCGGCCCCGGTGATCCTCGACACGGAAGAGGGCACGCATCATTTGGATGTGGCCCGCGTGTCGATCGGCTCGTGGGACGAGCTGCGTGCGGCGGTGGCCGAGATCGGCAGCAAGCCCAGCGAGTTCCGCACGGTCGTCATCGACTCGGCGGATTGGGCCGAGCGGCTGTTGATCGAGAGCTTGCTTGTCGAGCACAAGCAGAAGTCGATCGAGGGCTTCGGCTTCGGCAAGGGCTACACGATCCTCGCCGAAGGCTTCGGGCGGTTCCTCACGCAGTGCGACGCGCTGATCGGCGTCGGGCTGAACGTGGCGTTCGTGGCTCATTCCAAGGTGCAGCGGACCTCGCCGCCGGACATGGCCGACGGCTTCGACCGCTACGAGTTGAAGCTGACGAAGCAGACCGCCCCGCTCCTGAAGGAATGGTGCGACTTGCTGTGCTTTTGCAACTACAAGACGACCGTCTCGGAAGGCAGCGACGGCCGGAAGAAGGCCACCGGTGGCAAGCGTCGGTTGATGCACCTCGAGCGGGCCGCGGCGTGGGACGCGAAGAACAGGTACGGCCTCGACGCCGAGCTGCCAATGACGATCGAGTCGTTGGCTCCGATCTTTGCCGAGCCGGCCCGCCGGCCGGGCTGGCGGGACCGCGTCGCGGCGGCAACCACGCTCGAGGAGCTGGGCCGGATCGGCGACGACGCCGACGTGGCGGTGAGCGACGGCAAGCTGTCGGACGAACTGCGGGCGAAGCTGGACGATGCGATCGAGGCTCGTGTCTCCCAAATCGAAGGAGTCGTGGCATGAAGCTGCACCAAGCCCACGTCTACGGGGATGTCCGAACGGACGGCGTCTTCGTCCACTTCAGCGAGGCCGATGCCGTGGACGTTAACGGCACGCTCTACGCCGAAGTGGGCGGAAGCCTGCACAACGCGAAGGGCTGGCACGACACGAAGGAAGCGGCCCGCGAGGAAGCGGCAGCGAAGGTGGCGGAGATGGCCGAGCGGCTCGCCGCCCAGGCGGTGCGGATCAGAGCGGGAGGCCGCTGATGTCCGAAGAGCAAACAGCCAGGGCTTTGATGCACGCCGAGAGAGTCCGCGAGCGGCTCGAGACTTACGGCCGCAAGCCGCTCATCCCACAGATCGGCGAGGCGGCTTGCCGCATCCACGCCCCGCACATCGTCGAGCTTTGCCGGGATGTCGTCGAGCGGTGGTATCAGTCGTCCGCGACGCCGCAGCCGGTGTCGATGGCGATCATCCGACTGCGGGACGAGTTGATGGACATCGCCATTCAGGAGCTGAGGACATGACGTTCAGAGACGGGATCGGCCGCGACCTCCAGGCGAAGCGGCAGGCGGCACGCGGGGCGGAACAGGAACGGCAGGTGCAGCGGATCTCCGACCTCGTGCCGCTGGCACGAACGGGGCAGATCAGCCCGGCGAAGTTCCTTCAGATCACGCGAGACATTTTGAACGGTGACGCCGACCGCGTGGTGCGAGTCGGTGAGGAGTACAGGCCAGACATTCAGACCGGAGAGCAGCGATGAGGGTTCACAGTTTCGATGACGGGTTTGAGGCAGCCGCGGCCGCTGCCGGCGGTCAGGCCGGCGGTGATCGGGAGATGATTCCCGACGGCACGCACACGGTGACGATCCGCAAGGCCGCCGAGGGTCCGCACAAGTTTCCGGAGAACAACCCCGGCGACTACCTGAATCTGGAGTTCGCACCGAACGGCCCGTATTCGTTGTTTTGGGCGTCCTACGGCTCTTCCGAGAAGGACCGCGGCATGACGGCGATCCTCGCTCAGGCCCTCGGATTCTCTCCGGAGTCGTGGGCCGACACCGATGCGGGCGAGCTGGTCGGCATGGAAGTTCAGGTCACGACCAAGATCGGCACCAAGGGTAAGCCGCGAGTGTTCGTCAACGACTTCCAGACGGTCCCGCGTTTCGCTGCCGCACCTGAGAAGAAGCCGGCCGCCAGGACGCCGGCTCAGAAGATCGCCAAGGACAAGGGCGACGAGGCCGGCAGCACCGACGACATTCCCTTTTAGGTCTACCCGGCCCGCCCTGGCCGCGCCTGACACGGTGGCGCAATGGGCTCGTGAGCCGGACGAGCGACGCGGAAACTTGCCCGCATATCACCGGCGATCGTGGGGCAGCGAACATTTCCCGCAGGCTGCCACGACAACCACTCACGTGACAGGCACGGAGGCCGATCGACGCGGCCGGGGTGGGATTGGGATCGACACCACAGTAAAGGGGAGACGATGGGGGGAGTAACGACGACCAGCGAACAGCCGAAGGCGTGCCTGAACTGCAAGCTGATGAAGCCGCCGGGAGGCTTTTACCTTCGTACAGGGCTCTCTGACGGCCGGATGGACACGTGCCGGAATTGCATGGCAGCGAGACGCCGAGCCGCGACCAGAGACGGCAAGGCCGCTCGCACCAGCATCCTCCGCGATCAGTCCGCCAACAGCCGCGGCGAGCTGCACGAGGAGACGTTCGCTGCGAGGCGCGACCAGTACATCATCCTCCTCGCTGCGGCCTGCGACCGCTACCGCCAGGCGGAAGACCTCGAGGACCGCGACGGGGCACGGGAGGCGCTGATCTTCCGGTGCCGGCAGTTGATCGAGGCGGAAGGGCTGGTGAGCACATGAGCGTCTTTCAGAACCAGCACTTCCTCGACTTCGACCCGGCCCCGGCTCGTCGCACCGATCCGCCGACCTCGGTCGCGGCCGGGCAGGCGATGACGGCCGCGGCAGTGGACGAACACGAGCGGCTGATCCTGGCGGCGCTGGCGGCGGGGCCGGCAGGGAAGACGGAGCTGGCGGCTCGGATCGGCAGCATGAGCGATCAGCAGGTGATCCGCCGCATGAAGCGGCTCGAGCGGCTCGGGCGGGTCGAGCGGACGGGGCTGGAGGTCATGTCGGCCGCCAGGCGGGGCGAGACGGAGTGGAGGGTGGTGGGTGGTTTCCGCGCGTAAACAACATTCCTGGCGGCAAGGTGCTGTCGGGTGGTTCGGTGGTTTTGTTACGAGGACTATTACGATGGCGAAGGCAAAAGCTAGCACTAACGGACACGTTAACAGGATTGCGGACGTTCTTCCGCAAGCTAACGGCACAGTCGAAACGAAGATTTCCGCTCCGAACTTCAAGACGGTCGAGTTGGTGTTGAAGGGCACCGCTCCGTACGTCCAGCTTGCGTTCGGCGAGAAGGCCCGCAACGTCATGCGTGAGAAGCAGGCGGCGGGATCGACGGCGAAGAAGGGCAAGAAGCGGGAGGCGAAGGACTTCGACGCTGCGTTCGAAGAAGCCCTTCACCGCAGCCGCGACGGCTGGTGCGGCATTCCGGCCGGGGCGATTCGCAACGCGATGGTTGCCGCGTGCAGCATCGTCGATTTCCACATGACGAAGGCGAAGAAAGCCATCTTCATCGAGGCCGACGGATTCGACGCCGCCGAGGGGACGCCGCTGGTGCGGATCAACGGCGAACCGCGGCACGTCGAGCACTGCGTCCGCAACGCTACCGGCGTGGCCGACATCCGCGTGCGGGCGATGTACGACGAGGGCTGGACGGCGACGATCCGCGTCCGGTTCGACGCTGACATGTTTACGGTGGCCGACGTTGCCAATCTCGTCATGCGTGCCGGCCTCCAGGTCGGCATCGGTGAGGGTCGGCCGTCGTCGAAGAACAGTTGCGGTATGGGCTGGGGCACGTTCGAAGTCATCAACCAGTGAGGTGTTTTGTGGACAAGGAAGCGAAGCTCAAAGAGTTGGAGTTCGTTCGGTCGCAGCACGATGGCGTGCTGCGGCCGGAGGACGTGGTGGAGTTCGCCCGCAACGAGCGGACGGCTCTCCACGCCGATTTCCAATGGGACGACACGGAGGCGGCACAGCAGTTCCGCCTCTGGCAGGCTCGGCAGGTGATTCGGTTGACCATCACGATCGTCGATTCACCGGCCGGCAAGCAGTCGATCCCGATGTACGTGTCGCTCGTCACCGATCGTCAGAAGCCAGGGGGAGGATATCGCCCGCTGGTGGACGTGATGACTGCGGAGGACATGCGTGACGAGCTGCTCCGCCAGGCCCTCGGCGAGTTGAAGACTGTTCGGAAGAAGTACCAGCAGCTTCAAGAGCTGCGGCCGATCTTCCGGGCGATTGAGAAGGTCGAGGAGAAGACGCAGGGGCAGCCGGCGTGACTGCAGGAGTGGCGTGGGATGGCGTGGTGCGGTGAGGCAGAGCGACGAGAGGCATGGCAGGAGTGGCGGGGCGAGGTGGGGCAGCGCAAGGCGCGGCAGGAATGGCGTGTCCTGGCGAGATCTGGAGAGGAACGGAAGGCGCGGCAGGCGACGTAAGGCACGGCCAGGAGCGGAAGGCTTGGAGCGGAATGGCAGGAGTGGAATGGCGAGGCGCGGCGCGGAGCGTCAGGTTTGGAGAGATAGGGCAAGGCACGGCAGGAAAGGCGCGGACTCGTGCGGATGCGCATCGCAAGGCTTGGCAGGTATGTAAAGGCTCGGCGCGGCACGCAGCGGACCGGAAGAGACGGCATTGCGTGGCAGGAATCGCAGGGCTTGGTCGGGCTCGGTTAGCAACGGCGTGGTGCGGAGCGGATCGAAATGGCACGGCAGGAGTGGCGGGGACTGGATCGGTAGGGAGTGGCGAGGCAGTGCAGGCGCGGGCGAGGCCCGGTTAGGCAAGGCCACGAAGGCACGGCAGGAGAGGCTCGGTATGGCGGGGCGCGCAGCGGAACGGAACGGCAGTCACGGACCGGAAAGTCCCGGCGGGGCAGCCAAAGGCACGGCAGGACTGGCACGGCAGCGATGGGAGCGGCAAGCAGAGGCACGGCAGGAATGGCGTGGCAAGGACCGGACCGGAACGGAGTGGCACGGCAGCAAAGGCTCGGTGCGTCGCGGTGCGGTGCGGTTAGTTGCGGCACTGCACGGCAGGAATGGCTAGGAGCTTTTTGGCGCGAAGTGGTATGGAGCGTCACGGCAGCAATGGAATGGCGCGGCGCGGCCGGGCTAGGTCGGGAGCGGCAAGGCTAGGCAGGAACGGATCGGCGTGGAATGGGTTCGCTTGGTAACGAACGGCACGGCAGGAATGGTTTGGATAGGAGCGGTGTGCGAGGCGCGGCAGTCGCGGTCGGGCACGGTAAGGCGCGGTGCGGAATGCCGCGGAGCGGAAGGCACGGCAGGCACGGATAGTAAATACGACCATGTCCGAAGAATACGAACTCCTCCCGGTGACACAGCTCCGCGATCTTGCGGATCAGTGTGGCCGGCGGCATTGGACAAGCGACAAGCCGATTCCGGCCTCGAGCTACTTCGTGCAGAGGAGCCGGGTGGAGAACTGGCGGATCGTGGCCCGGATGATCCGGCAACACTCCGACAAGATGGCCGACCAGAGGATCAGCTTGGCGGTGTGGTGCTCGGTCTGCCAGGCGGTGGACATGCACCTCGGCGAGCCGGCGATGAGTTGTGAGAAGGAGCGGACCTTGGCGGCCCTTGCTGTCGCCGACCGGGCTGACGCGGAGACGGAGTTGGCGAAGTTTGCCTGCCACCGGATGCAGGGCGGGTCGAAGTCGTGGGCGCAGTGGATGGGGCTCGTCGCCCCGTGGGAGGTGCTGGATGGCGGGTGACTGGCTGAAGATGCGACACGACCTCGCCGACGACCCGTCCGTCATCCGGGTGGCCGCCGACCTGTCGATTGATGAGGACTTGGTGATCGGGAAGCTGTTCCGCCTCTGGTCGTGGGCCGATCGCCACACGGTCGAGGGGGAAGCTGACGGGATTGGGATGGTCTGGGTGGATCGGCTGACGAGGTGCGAGGGATTCGGTGCCGCTCTCGAGAGGGCGGGCTGGCTGGCGAAAACCGCCGGGGGATTGTGTTTTCCCCGGTTTCACCGGCATTGCAGCGACACCGCGAAGGCCCGAGCACTCGCTTCCGACCGGATGAAACGCTCCCGTTGCGCTCGCAGCGCAACAGAAGCGCAACCAGAGAAGAGAAGAGAGAGAGAAGAAGTTCCACCACCACCACGCGAGGCTTCGCTGGAGGAGTCAGGGCAGGGAGATCCGTGGCCAGAGTTCCGCAAGGCGTGGAACAAGGGGGCTGGGATCGCCTGGACGCCCGAGACGCCCCCGGAGGGCTGGGCAGACAGGATTGCCGTCGCAGGGTGGCTGGAAGACGCCGGGAAGGCCCTCGAGCGGCTGGGCCGGTGTCGGTACTTCGTCAAGCCGGTGGGCTTGCCGCAGTTCCTGGGGCCTCGGTTCGTGACGCTGTGCAACGCCGGCCAGTACGACCCGGAGAAGCCCGATCGGTCGGGAAAGGGCCGGGAGCAGGATCGGCCGTCTGCGGAGGCTTACGCCAGGCGGTGGGAATCCACAGACCCGATTGTCGCTGCCACGAGGGCGGCGATCGCTGAGAAGAAGAAATCACTCAAGGAGTCGAAATGAAAACCTGCACCCGCTGCCCCGCCCCGGCCCGCTGGCGAGACGCCGACGGCCGGCACTTCTGTGCCGGCCACGTGCCGGCGAACGGCAAGCCGGTCACGAGGATCGCGGCACCGCCGGAGCCGGACATCGTGGAGCTGCTGAAGGCGTTGGCGGACACCGAGACAGACGAAGGCCCGGCATTGATCGCACATGCCGCCGCCGCCGAGATCCGCCGGCTCCGCGCTCTCGTCGAGGCCGCCGGAGACAAGTCCGGGGCGTGTTAGGTTTTGCGGATCGATGGATCGATGACTTTCTCACGGAGGTGGATATGCGTTTTCTCATGGCGATTTTGGCGGTGGCTGTTCTCTCGGGTGCGGCTCACGCCGGCCCGTTCTCTCGCCGCTCGGTGACGACGACCAGGGCGTCGAGCTGCACCGGCGGGAGCTGCTCGACGGCGAGTACCCGGACGGTGACCCGCGGGGCTCAGGGCCACGCCGAGGCGATGGCGGCCAGCGGCTCGATGGTCCACGCTGCCAGCCACGGCGCGACCTACGAGGGTGTCGGGGTGGGCGGATCGCCGGCCGCGGCCCTCGGAGCCTGCTGCAACAACGGCGGGGCGGTGCTCGAGGAGGGCACGGCACAGGGGCGGGATGGCCGCTGGTATGCCTGCCGGCGCTACAGCCTGCGGTGATCGATCAGACGCGATTCATCCAGTGGCAGGACCCCGCCTTGCGGGAAACGAGGGTTCGATCCCCTCATCGCGTCCTAGTTCGTGTGGTGCGTCACGACGGCGGCCACGGTTCGACTCCTCGAAAGGATTCTTCTCGATGCGTTTTCTCTCGACGTTGGTAGCGGTGGCGGCTCTGGCTCTCGTCGGTGCGTCTGGCGAGGGGGCGATGGCTCCGCGGAAGTCCCCGGTCCCGGCGGTGATCCCTCGGACCACGCTGTTCCGCGGCTGGGTGACGGTCACGATTGGCGGGCAGACGTTCCCCGGCTACGCCGATTGGCGGGGCTTTCCGGACAGCGTTCCGACCAACGACCCGACCACCTGGGTGTTCGTCGGCAGCGGATCGTCGTGGCGGCTGCTGTCGCAAGCGGAACTTCGGGCCGCAACGGTGCGGCTGGTGCAGCTCGACATGGGCTATTCCAACGGGCCGTTCAAGCCTGGGACGACGGCGACGGGGATGTGAGACAACGGGCCGAGGGTTGAATAAGGGATCGAGTTATTCAAGCGGCGAGGCCGCGGGAGGGGGTGAGGGATGACCGAAAGACTGGCAGCGACCTACGTCACGCACGAAGGCCGCGAATATCTGGTGTCTACGATCAATCGGCCAAGCTCCGCCGTTGGCGACTCGTCGTCCTACGCAGAGACGATGGTGTGGCCTGTGGACGACAAGCGAGATCGCACGCAGCAGGAGTCGCTCTACCAGTGCGACGACTGCTGTGGATCACTCCGCGCTCACTGTCAGGTGGTGCTGAAGATCGCTTCCGGTCAGCTTGGATTTCAGGTCGACGCGAAGGAGGCCGCCCGATGACTCACTCTTGGTGCCACGACATCGCCCGCGACGCCGCGGTGCGAGCGGCCGAGGACAACCGGACGGAGCCGCTGCCGACGCTGGGGGAGGCGATTGCCCGCCCCTTTGCCGAGGCCGCTGAACGCTCAGTGCCGGTGAGCAAAACAGGCGAAGGGCAAAGCGGGATGAGGACGGAGCGGGTGACGCTTGAGGAGCGGATCACGCTGGAGTTCTCCTTTCACCACAGGAGCAACTTTCGCCCGAAAGAATGGGCCGCAACATTTCTCCCAGGCGCTGTGTGCCAGGGTATTTCCGTCCGCGTCGTGAGCGACGAGGAGCCGATTCCGCCTGCCCCGGTATCCAGGCCAGCAGAGACGCGGCAGACGAAGGCCGAGCGAGTCGGTAGCGGCTGGTGGTTTCCGAAGTACGACAAGCCGTCTGCTCCGCCGCCGCCTCCGCCAGCCCCTCCGAGGGTTCATCGTGGCTCCGGGGTGTTTGACGCCAGTGGCGACGAACTGCCGTGGGAAGGCGTCGTGGCGATCCTCACCGCCGAGCGTGACGCCGCGATCCGCGAGCGGGAGTCATGGAAGCTCCTCGCCGACCGCACGAACGAAAGGCTTTCTGCGGCAGAGGCCCGCGTGGCTGAACTGGAGGCCGCGAGCGGCGGCGGGGAGGGGGCGGTGGCTAACGTCACGTTCCACGTAGATGACAGTGCGGAGCGGGCGCGGTACGTCGGGATGACTGTGAAACCGCTACGAAGGCCGCAGCCGCGCGGGTGGCTGACGGAGGAGGAGCGAACGACGCTGACGGGCGTTGTCGGGCTGCTGCGTGACATTGCGAAGGTGAGTGGACGCCATACCGCGGATCGATGCGAACTGACGGCGGTTGCGATCAACGCCCTCCTCGCCCGGTCGTCGCCGCCGGAGGTCGTCTTGCGTTCGTGGACCGAGACAAACTACGCCAACCGCGTTATGTCTGCGGAGGAAGTTATTGCAGCCCTCGCCGCGGCGGGCGTGGCGGTGAAGGAGGTGGGGCGTGACTGATCGACGAACACCCGACGCAACGCTGATCGAGGCCGTGCAAATCCTTGCCCGCAGGATCAACACCGACGACGGCGTTATCGCCGCGTGTCTCGCTGAAGTGGCGAAGAGGCTGGCGGAGCTGGTCGAGGAGCGGCGGTCGATCTCGACGCTGTTGCAGAAGGTCGAGAGCCTGGAGGCAGAGATCGCCCGGCTCCGCGAGGAACGGCGGTGGGTGCCGGTGGGCGAGAGGTTGCCGGGGTTGAACGAATCGAACGGTTTTCGTTTCGATTGCTTGGTCCGATGCCAGACGGGCAACGTCTGCGAGATGGTCTACGAGATAAACACGTTCGCAAAGCAGGAGCGAAACAGGCAGCCAAGGTGGAAGTGGCACGGAATGATTTCGATGTGGGAGGTTACCCACTGGCAGCCGCTGCCGCCGGGACCGGAGGGGGACGCATGATCCTTGCCATCGACCCAGGGCCAGAGCGGAGCGCGTACGTCGTGTGGACTGACGGTCGTGTCGTTGATTCAGGATGGCTTGACAACTTCGACGTTAGAGTGCGTGTCTCTTACTACGCACGCGAGCAGCAACGAATCGCCATCGAGATGATCGCCTCGTACGGCATGGCCGTTGGTGCTTCAGTCTTCAACACCTGCGTCGAGATCGGACGCATGGTCGAAGTCGCTAATGCTCACGGCGTCAATGCCGAACTCATCTTCCGCAAGGATGTAAAGCTGCACGTGTGCGGATCACCTCGAGCGAAGGACGCCAACATTCGGCAGGCTCTCATGGATACCTACGGGCCAGTGGGGACAAAGAAACAGCCAGGGCCGCTGTATGGTGTCAAGTCGCACGTGTGGGCGGCGCTGGCTGTGGCAGTAACAGCGGAGGCTGTGATTGTCGCGGGTCCTTCCCGGTAACTCGGCCCGATCGGGGCACTGCGATCCGACAAGAATCAGCACAAACTTTCTTTCGTTTCCGTTTGGGAGGCACAGGCGTTGAAAATCCGAGACCGAATCCGTGAGCTTCGCCGCGTCCCGGCGTCTGAACTGCGGCCGAACCCAAAGAACTGGCGGACACACCCACAGGCCCAGGCCGACGCTTTGCGTGGCGTCCTGGCGGAAGTCGGCATCGCCGACGCCGTCCTCGCCCGCGAGCTGGAAGACGGCTCGCTCATGCTGCTTGACGGGCACCTCCGCGTCGAGACGATGGGCGACCAAGTCCTGCCGGTTCTCGTCCTTGATGTGAACGAGGCAGAAGGCGACAAGGTGCTAGCCACGCTCGACCCGCTGGCAGCGATGGCGGAATCAGATGCCGCGAAGCTGGACGCGATTCTTCGGGACGTGGACACCGGATCGCCGGAACTGCAACAGATGCTCGCCGATCTCGCCGAAGAGGCAGGGCTCTACAAGGACGAGGCGAAGGAAGTCGTCGAAGACGAAGTGCCCGAGCCGCCGATCGATCCGATCACCAAGCCCGGTGACCTGTGGACGCTTGGCGATCATCGCCTGCTCTGTGGCGACTCGACGAAGGCGGAGGATGTCGAGCGGCTGATGGCGGGGGCGAAGGCGGATCTATGGCTGACCGACCCACCGTATGGAGTGGCCTACGAGTCTGCTGGCCGCAGAGGCAAAGACAACCAGCATGAGGAAATCGAAAACGATTCGCGTCCGCTCGATGAGATGGCGAAGTTCTGGGAGCAAGCTGCAACGCTTGCGTACTTGTCATGCAGCGGCTCATCGTCTTACTACTGGTTTGCCTGCCAGGGGGGCGACCAGATGATGATGATGATGATGAGCATTTCCAGTGCCAAATGGCGCGTTCGTCATGAGTTGATATGGGTTAAGGATCAGATGGTTTTCGGTCGCTGCGATTACCACTACAAGCACGAGCCGATCCTCTACGGCTGGAAGCAAGACGGAACGCACAACTGGAACACAGACCGGAAGCAGGTCAGCGTCTTGGAGTTTGCTCGGCCAAAGCGATCCGACGAGCATCCCACCATGAAGCCGGTCGCACTGGTGGCATACCTCCTCGGCAACAACACAACCAAGGGCGATTCGGTGCTCGACACCTTCTGCGGCTCCGGCACCACCCTCATCGCCGCGGAGCAACTTGGCCGCAAGTGCTTCGGAATGGAGATCAGCCCGGCGTACTGCGATGTGATCGTGAAGCGGTGGGAGACTCTGACCGGCAAAAAGGCTGAACTCGACAAGCCGCAGAAGAAGCCGAAGCCGAAATAACGCATGGCCGACGATCGCCTGCAAAAAGCCGCCGAGGCCGAGAAGAAGCTGCGGCAGCAGCTCAAGGCTCTGCGTGAACTGCGAGGCAAGGCCGGCAAACGATCCGGCTCCTACGAGTCCCACAAGGAGCGCACGGCCGCTCGCCAGGCGGAGCTGTCCGAGTCCGGCCGCGACATCGGCGAGTTGCCGGCTGTGGTCGATCCCGCCCGCAAGGCCGCGGCCAGAGATTCCTTTAAGGTCTTCTGCGAGACGTACCTACCGGCGACGTTCATTCTCGACTGGTCGCCGGATCACCTCACCGCGATTGCCAAGATCGAAGGCGCGGTGCTTCGCGGCGAGTTGTTTGCCTTTGCCATGCCGCGCGGCTCCGGTAAGACGAGTCTCGTCGAGGCCGCGTCGATGTGGGCGCTGTTCTACGGCCACAGCTCGTTCGTGGCGATTGTCGGGGCCGACGAAGAGCACGCGAAGGGCATGCTCGGCTCGATTAAGGTCGAGTGCGAGAGCAACGAGCTGATCCTCGATGACTTCCCCGAAGTCGCCTTTCCGATCGTGTCGCTCGAGCGGATCAACAACCGAGCCCGCGGTCAGCTCTACAAGGGCAAGCCGACGAACATCGAGTGGAAAGCTGAAGAGATTCAACTGCCGGCCATCCCCGGCTCGCCGGCGTCGTCCGGTGCAATCAAGGTCGCCGGCATCACCGGCAAGATTCGCGGGATGTCGATCAAGCGGGCCAGCGACGGCAAGAAGGCTCGCCCGTCGCTGGTGTTGATCGACGACCCGCAGACCGCGGAGTCGGCCAACAGCCCGTCACAGGTCACATCTCGAGAGCGGATCATCGCTGGCGACATCCTCGGCCTCGCCGGCCCCGGCAAGCGGATCGCCGGGCTCTGCACCGTCACGGTCATCCGCACCGACGACCTCGCCGACCGGCTCCTCGACCGGCAGAAGCACCCGTCCTGGCAAGGCGAGCGGACGAAGCTCGTCTACGAGTGGCCTGACGCCGAAGACGATTGGAGCCAGTACGCGGAGCTGCGGCGCGAGGGTCAGCGGGACGGCACCGGCACCGGCGCGGCCGACGAGTTCTACCGCCAGCGGCAAGCCGCGATGGACGCCGGCAGCCGAGTGGCGTGGCCGGAACGGAAAGCCCCCGACGAACTGTCGGCGATCCAGCATGCCTGGAATCTCCGGATCGATCGCGGCGAAGCGGCGTTCAACGCCGAGTTTCAAAACTCGCCGCTCGCCGACGACATCACGACCGACAAGCTCGACAAGCGGCAGCTCCCGCTGCGAGCGACGAACATCGCCCGCGGGATCGTGCCGGCCGGTCACACGAAGCTGACCGCGTTCGTTGACGTGCAGGACCGATTGCTTTACTGGCTCGTGGCGTCGTGGTCGGAGTCCTTTGGCGGGCACGTCGTCGCCTACGGGTCGCACCCCGATCAAGGCGCGTCGTTCTTCGAGGCCGGGTCGGCTCGCAAGACGTTGGCACTCGCATCGCCTGGGGCAGGGTTTGAGGCGGCGCTACGTGCCGGCCTGGACGAGACGGCGCGGCTCTTGCTGGCCCGCGACTGGCAGCGGGAAGACGGCGTGCCGATGCGGATCTCGCAACTCATGGTGGACGCGAACTGGGGGCAATCGACGGCAGTCGTGAGGAACTTCGCCCGGTCGTCTCCGTTCGCGGCACAGATCCTGCCGAGCCGCGGCAAGGGTGTCGGGGCATCGGGTACGCCGATGGGGCCGCGGAAAAATCGCGGCGATCGTGCCGGCCTGAACTGGCTCGTCGGCAAGACCGCCGAGGGAACGCAGATCGAGGCCGCCTACGACACGAACTTCTGGAAGACGTTCGTCTCCGGCCGTCTGCGGCTCGGGCTCGGCGATCCGGAAGCGATCATGCTGCACGCCGGCAATCACGAGATGCTGATCGAGCACCTCGTCGCCGAGTTCCCGGTCCGCGTCGAGGCCCGCGGCCGGAGCGTGGACGAGTGGAAGTCGGTTGCCCGCGAGAATCACTGGTGGGACTGTCTCGTCGGGTGCGCCGTCGCGGCGTCGATCACCGGCCTCGAGCCGGCCGCCAGCGAGGGCGGATTCCGCAAGCGGAAGAAGGTCAGCATCCCCGCCGGCCCTGACGGCAAGCGGGTGATCGTCACGAAGCGCCACAAGGCGTAGCCACACCCCCTCCGAGTTCTCGCCCCGGTCACGCATTGTGAACGGCATGAGCGACGAACTTGCCAGCAAGATCGACACGGTGGCCCAGGGGCCGGCGTCCGTCCGCACCGACGCGGGCGAAGTCACGGCGCAATCGATCCCCGACATGATCGAGGCCGACAAGTACCTCGCCGGCCGGAACGCTACAGCCGCCGGCAACGCGCATCGGGGGCTCCGCTTCAACAAGTTGATTCCTCCGGGGACAACTTGAATGGGAATCGTCTCCCTCATCCGCACCGGCCGCTGGTCGCCTCCGAAGAAGGCGATTCAGGTCGTCCGTCCACTCGCACGAGCGCGGTTCGACGCTGCCCAGACGAGCGACGATTCGCGGCACTGGGCCAACGCTGACGCGCTCTCGGCAAACGCCGCCCTATCGCCGGAAGTCCGGCGGATCATCCGCAATCGTGCCCGGTACGAGCGGGCCAACAACGCCTACGTCCACGGCATCTGCGTCACCAAGTCCAACGACTTGATCGGCACCGGGCCGCGAATCCAACTCTCCACCGGCTACGCCGACGCCGACCGTGCGATCGGCCGGGCGTTTTTCGATTGGTCGTGGTCCGTCCGCCTGGCCGACAAGCTCCGCACGTCCACCGAGGCCCGCGTCCTCGACGGCGAAGCGTTTTGCATGTTCTTTACGAATCCCCGGCTCGACTCACGGGGCGTGCAGCTCGACCTCCGGCTGATCGAGGCCGACCAAGTCGCCTCGCCGGCGTACGACTACCAGCAAACAATTTCGCCCGACGGCTCGCTTGTGGACGGTGTCGAACTGGACCGGCACGGCAACGTGATCGCGTTCCACGTTCTCACGTCGCACCCCGGCTCCAACTACCTGATCGGCATCAACGAGTACGACACAATTCCCGCCGAGAACATGCTGCACTGGTTCCGGCCGACCCGGCCGGGCCAGCACCGCGGGCTCTCGGAGTTGACGCCGTGCCTGCGGCTGACGGCCAACATGCGGCGTTACACGGAAGCGGTCATCCGCGCCGCGGAGATCGCCGCCGACCTTGCCGCGTTCGTCCACTCGAACTCGCCCGCCGCCCAGGTGGACGAGGTAGACGCCTTCGCGGCGATCGAGATCGAGAAGGGCACGCTCACTACTTTGCCCGAGGGCTGGGATATCTCGCAGCTCAAGGCCGAACAGCCGACGAACACGCACCAAGCCTTCACGCGAACGATCCTCAGCGAGATCGCTCGGGGCGTGAACTTGCCGTATTACAAGGCCGCCTTCGACGCCTCGTCCTACAACTACTCTTCCGCCCGCCTGGACGGCCAACTGCACGAGCAGAACGTCCGCGTCGAGCGTGACGAACTCGAGAGGGCGTGGCTCGACCGCATCTTCCGCGAGTGGCTCGACGAAGCCCTTCTCGTCCCCGGCATGATCCCCGCCGGGCTGCCGCCGGCTTCGGAATGGAATTGGGCTTGGGTTTGGGACGGCCGCGAAGGCGTCGATCCCAACAAGGAAGCCAACGCCACCGAGACGAAGTTGGCCACGCTCACGACGAGCCTCGCCGCCGAGTACGCCCGCCAGGGGAAGCAATGGGATGTCGAACTCCGGCAGATCGCTGCCGAACGTGAACTCATGGCCGAACTTGGCCTGACGCTTGGCGAGCGTCCTTCTCAGCTTGTCGTCCCCGACCCGACGCAAGGAGGCAACGCATGAGCGGACTGACGCTTCGTGCCGATGTGCGATTCCTGACCGCCGACGCTTACGGCGAGGCTGAAAGTCTATCGACGCCGCGGATTCCGCGGTTCTCGATGGTGGGCTACACCGGCGGCATCATCCGCCAGGCGTGGAGCCGCGAGCCGGTCGTCATCGATCTCGCCGGCATGACCGTGCCGAGCGTGGTGCCGATCGTCTTCGGGCACGACTACTCGCTCGAGTCGGTGCTGGGCCAGGGCACCGGCACCGTCGGCGATCAGCTCGTCATCGACGGGTCGATCCTCGCTCAATGCGAAGCGGCCATGCAGGTCGTCCAGCTCGGCGACCGCGGCTACCAGTGGCAAGCATCGGTTGGCGCTGACGTTGACGAGCAGACGCTCGTCGGGTCTGGCGACGCCGTCACCGTCAACGGCCGGACCTTTGAAGGTCCGGTGCGAATCGTAACGCGTTCCACGCTGCGGGAATGCTCGTTTGTCACGCTCGGGGCCGATGCAGCGACGGCCGTCACCATTACCGCGAAAGCGGGGGAGTCTCCTATGTCCGATGAGACGAAGGCCGCCGACGGTATGCCGACGGGGCCAGCGCAGAGCGAAGAGCACGGCGGCGCAATGCCGACCGGACCCAGCGACGTGGCGAGTGCCGCTCCGAAGATCGACGTGCTGTCGATCCGCGAGCAGATCGTGACCGAGGTGAAGGAGGAGCTGTTGAAGACCCTCCGTGAGCAGCGCGGCCCGGCGATTCACGCCAGCAAGCCGGCCCTCGACGACGATCAGGTGACGATCGCCGCCATGCAGATGGTCGGCGGGCTCGGCAAGCAGATCGAAGCCAAGCACGGCGATTCGCCGATGATCGAGGCCGCTGCCAAGCGGTCCCGCACGATCGGCCTGCAAGACGTGCTTCTCAGCGCGGCCCGGAAGGGCGGCTACGACGGGGCTCAGAAGGTCAACGCATCGAATGTGGCGGTGGTGCTGCGGGCGGCTTTCGCCACGCACAACATCTCCAACATCCTCGCCGCGACCTACGGCAAGTACCTCCTCTCGGGCTTCGAGGCCGTCGAGTCGGTGTGGGAGCAGATTTCGCTCGTGCGTCCGCTGAACGATCTCAAGGCCGCCACCGGGGTTCGCCTCGACGGCGGGTTCGTGTTCGACGAAGTGGGCAACGACGGGAAGCTCAAGTCGGCTGATGCCGGCGACGCGGCCCGCACTCTCCAGGCGAAGACCTACGGCCGGATGTCGTCCATCACTCGGACCGACATCATCAACGACGATCTCGGGGCTCTGACGGCGGTTCCCCGCCGGCTCGGTCGCGGTGCCGCGTTGAAGTTCAATCAAGTCTTCTGGGCCGCGTTTGAGGCGTCGAACTCGACCTACTTCCAGGGTGCGACGGCCGGTGCCGGCAACGCTCTGGCGATCGGTTCGGTCGAGACGGCTTACGGTGCGTATCGGTCGCTTACCGATCCGGACAGCGCTCCCCTCGGCATCACGCCGAAGATCCTGCTCGTGCCGGTGGGGCTGCGGATCACGGCCGACAAGATCCAGACGGGCAACACGCTCCTCGCGTCGTCGCTCGGCTCGACCTCGTCCAAGGTGCTCGAGCCCCAGGCGAACGTGCTCGCCGGGAAGTTCACGATCGTCGATTCGGCCTACCTCTCCTCGTCTTCGACGTGGTGGCTGGCGGCCGACCCGGCGGATCTCCCGACGATGGAAGTGGGCTTCCTGAACGGTCAGCGTCAGCCGACCGTCGAACAGGCGGAGGCCGACTTCGACACGCTCGGCATCCAGGTTCGCGGCTACTTCGACTTCGGTGTCAGCAAGGCTGAAAGCCGCGCTTGCTACCGGATGGCGACTGCCTGATCCGAGCCAGCGTAATCCGTGCCCGGCGGGTCTGGAATGTCTAGACCCGCCGGGGTGACGCTCAACCAAATCATTCACAGTAGAGGTTCAGAATTATGGCGACTCTCAAGAGCGAATCGGGTGTCTGGGATTACACGCCGAGCACCGCGAAGGCGGTCGGCGATGTCGTCATTCTCGGCAAGGTCGTCGGCGTCGTCTGCCGGCCGATCGCGGC